CCATCGATATTTTTTTGTTGAATAAACCGCATCACGCTGCCTCCTTTCGGAAGGCAGCATAGAGATCTTTGGCGGCTTCGTGCCAAGACTTTTTATTGATTGGGCTTTCGCCTTTGACGTGATGCCAAGTTGCGGTATCGCGTGTTGTGCCACAAGCTGCTGTTGTGGTCTTATAGATTTCACCGATCACGATATATCTATCGTCGGCATGGGCATAAGATTTCCAGAGGACAATGCCCACTGCATAATCCCCAGAACCTTCGACGCGGCAACGGATGTCGTAGCCATTCTTTTTGTATTCCATTCTGCGTATAGACATTTTGATTTCCTCTCTCTCTATGAACCCTACATAAGACATCTGTCACACATTGCAAGTAGTCATCCAAAGTTTTTTTAATGTATTTAATGCATATTAATTGCAGTCACCCATACTGCACTTATTCACCCAGCCCAAACCCCTTATTCTTATAGTATATATATATAGATATATTATTTATTACATTACTACATACTACCTACCCCACCCATCTCTCAGACATATAGGGGGGGGTATTAGGCACTAAGGGGGACTGCAATATTGCAATAAATGCAATAAATCGTAACCTGTTGATTTTAATGCCTAATACAGTGTTATTTAAAAATGCAGTAAATACTGCACTAATTAATATCAGCTCTTTTTGGCCCAAGGCTCTTCGGGCAGCGTGATTGGTTTCGGGGTTCCGTTCTTCCTGTAGGACGCAAGTTGCATCCTAACTTTGGTCATTTGGTCTGCCTTCTTGCCCTCTCTGGTGCGTGGAAACCTACCGATATTGTTTGCCATTGATTCTGGCCCGAATGTAAAACCGTTCTTGCGTATCATTTTTCACCCCTCATCCATTTTAAGTCTTTAGTTAATTGGTCTCGTTGCTCCATGAGTTTTTGAACTAACTGCGTCAGCCTTGCGATCTCATTTCTCTGTACTGCAATCTTGCTCTGGAGTTTTGGCACTTCTGTATTCTTAGTCACTGATCTTTCCTTGTAGAATGTATTCGGTTTGCTTTGATGGGGCAGACCCCCAGACGGTCCAGATGAAATCCATCGTGGCGCTCTTGCCCCTCTCTGGTGACATGGCTGGCCTCCACGTCATGGCTATGACTGCCATTGGCCTTGTGGCCTCGAACAACTTCTGTCGCTTCTTGGCATGCCAGAAGGTAGCCTTGGTGAGCATAGCGAAGGGGACATGCTTTGCGGCAGATCTTTCGATAAACTCAGCGGCCAGATTGAATGGCGGGTTGGTAATGATACCACCGCAATTGCACTCAGCGTTCAGGAAGTTCATCCCGCTCTCACCATATCCCCGGTCATGCAGATCAGTTGATACGACTTCATACCCTCTGCCCTCCAGAACTTTTGAGATGGCCCCATCACCACAGGCTGGCTCCCAGATGCGAGATCCGCTGAAGAGCCAATCGAAGTTGTGCATGAGGGCGATGGTGCATTCGGGTGGGGTTGCATAGAAGTCAGCGGCGTTGCGGCTATTTTTGGGCGACTTTCCCCCGATGATTATTGATGACTTCATGTGTTGCCACCTTGGAACTTTGTGACCTTCAATGGGCTGGGCTTCTTGGCAATCAGCTCTCCACCACATGCCATGTAACCACATGAGTCCTCCCAATGATCTGCATTTTCAGGGGTTGACTTGATCCTAGCAATTTTCAGGAGCGTCATGCACACCCCCACCTGATGCGGTTCGATCTTTGTTTCCAAGAAAACTGACCAGAGATTTGCGATCATAGTCAGGTTGCTTTCCATGTCGCCATGCTGTGCAGCGCGATCTTTGGTTACATATTCTTTGGCGGTATCCAAAATTTCTGATCTTGTTACGTTTTTCATTCTGCTCTCCCTAATGTTGTGGTGGTGCGAAGTATGCGAAGCGTGGCTTGCCCCTCATACCCTCATTGCTTTGGCGGTATTCAATGCCACGATCTTCAACCAGAGCTGCGAAGACTTCCTTGCGGCGTCTTGGTTCCATATTTGCAAAGGCCGAAACTGTGCGTGAGATCTGGCTTTCGGTAATGCCACCCAGCCCAGACTTTTCGATCTTGGCATAGACTGCCTTACAGGCTGCATCGAATGGACCTTCGGCCATGTTCAAACGGAACATCTCAATGGTCTGCTTGGCGTAGTGATCGACGTAGTTGATTGACCACTGCATTGCATCAGGTCCGATTTCGTCTTGATCCATAGACCGGGCGATGATCAGAGACAGGCGCATGGCAATCTCACGGGATCGATTGTACATGGCCTCTAGTCCTGTGCCAGTCTCTTTCTTGATGGCATCGACAAGTCTCTCTTCATAGCCGCGCAGAAGTTTCTTGGCCTCTGGCGTGAAGGGAACCTCAACTGGATGGGGTGGCATGTCATGTGCGTTGCCTGCGTCGAGGTCACCGACTTGGGCATTTGCATGTTCCTTTGACCACTTGGCCAGACGCTCAGAGATATTTGATCTGCGCTTTTCCTGCGATAGCTGAACGCCGATCTCTGACTTGACGATGACGAATCGGTTCAGAAGACCTGAAGCCACATCACCGCCACCGATTGCCTGCATAAACTCAGAAGGCGTGGACATGCCGACAAGTGTCAGACTGGGACGCTTTACGACCTTCTCCAACTTCTCAGCGTCTGCTGACTTCATGGTGTTGGTTGCGTAGCCTTGCTGACGGAGCGTACCGTCCTGACGGCCAAAGCATTCCATGATCGATGTCAGGGCATCTGCCTTGTGCTGGTTACCCTTGGCTGCTGCTGACTTGAGCTGGCGTCCAAGTTCGTCCACCACCGAAACATGAGTGGGCTTTTTGGTCAGGGTTGAGATTACCCCAGCGGCAGATGTGTAGCCTGCGGGACCGATCAGTTCATCCAGCCCAGCCTCTTCGAGTAGCTCTTCGAGAACTGTCTTTGTGTGTTCCTTGCCAGATCCTGTCTCGCCAATGTTGAGGAAGTACAGGCTGGAGAAATTTCTCTGATCTGTCACCCAGCGGCGTCCCATTACTACTGAGCCATAAGCAATTGCAGCTTGAACAGCGAACTGAGGCTGCGGCTTGATGTCTGTGACAGTGTAGAAGTTGACCACATCTTGCAGGATGCCGGGGACCGACAAGAGATCTTCAGGCACATTATCTAGTGGTTCGTCTGACTTCGTGGCTGGCTTGGACATGATAGATGCTGCCACTTTGGCACCGTGATCTATGGCCTCTTTGTCATACTCATAGTCTGGATCTTGCGTGACGTTGAGGATCTGCGCTGCCTCTTTGACCGCGTTGGTCACATTGCCCATGTGTTCGTACTGCAAGTAAAGCTCGAAGGCATCAAATGTGTGTGCGCTATCGAATGGATCGCTGGCATGGTGGCTGTAGGCACGGCCATCATCGAATAACTTTACGCCGGCCAATTTAGATGTGGAGTTAGGCGATAGGTATCGGCCACGGGATGTCTGCTTATAGCCGTACTGGACTAGCAGGCTGTGCATGTCGTTGGCCTGATTGTAGGCGTCGATCACGCTGGTGCTGTCACCCTTTGGACGGGGGCGCTTGGTTGGCTGAAACTCTGCCTTCTTCTTCCAAGGGCAGATGTCTTGAAGCTGTGGGCGAAACTTGTCCCACTCGCGCCATAAGGTCAGGAGCTGCGGCGGTAGATCTGGAATGCCATCCCAGACAGACATGCCTGCCCACTCATATGGACGGCCAGTATCTGGGTGGATAGATGGTGGCAGAACGTCTTGCACTGACCCAGCTCGAAGCTCGAAGACCACTTCGGTCTTGCGCGGATCATCTTTGACGGGCCACGATATTTTGTGTGTGCCAAGATCTGCGGGTGCTTTGAAGATTAGCTTGCCACGGTTTTCGCGGCCAATGATTTGTGGCGCAGAGTTCATCAGCAGGCTGAAGTCGATGCCCAGCTCTTCAAAGATCAGCTTTGTGTTTTCGACGTGATCGATGTCGATGGCGCATGTACCTGACGCGCCGTGCAACAGCCCAACATTGTGCGTTGGATTTTGCTCGTAATATTTTCTGGCCTCATCAGGATCTGACAAAGCTCTCTCTGGCTTCTGCCAGCCGAAAGATGTCGGCCCCTTCGAGCCTGCTGGGATGGTGACCAGATACCAGCCTAGCTTGGAACAGTAGTCTTCTACTTTCATTGCGAATCACTCAGGTATTCTGAGAGCTTTTTCCAAGTGGTCAGGCTGATTTGTTCGTTGCCTGTGGCAATTGCTTTGACGGTTGGGTGGGATAGTCCACAGCGTTCCGCCACCACGGTTAAACGCCTATCCTGTAAGGATTCTCGAATATCATCGATGGGCATGAGGTTGGTCATTTTTTTCTCCATTTAGGGCTAAATTTACATATTTTGCAAAAACAGCTTTACAGGCTGAAAATCTTTCTGTAAACCGAATTTTGTAGAGAGAGTGAAAGAAAGGAAATTGCCATGAGCAATATTGATGGATTGGCCTCCGAGTGGCTAGAAGTTAAGGCGGAAGAAAAACTGATTATCGCACGGCGTCATGCGATAGAAGCCCAAATCACTGAGGCTCTTGAAGCTAAAGGTGAAGGCTCAATTACCCACAAATTGGATCTGTTCAAAGTTACGTTGACACAGCCTGTGTCTCGTAAGGTTGATCCTATTGTTTGGGAAAAAGTTAAAGATAAAATTCCTGAACACATGCGTCCCGTTAAGGAAACTATTTCTGCTGACGCGGCGGGTTGTCGTTACCTATTGGAGAAAGAGCCACGGCTCTGGGCAAAAGTCTCGAAGGCTTTTGAATCCAAGCAGGGCAAAGTTGGCGTCAAAGTCGAGGCGCTCTAGTGACCTTCTGGTTCATGCTGGTGGTTAGTTATTCTTTGGAATTTGATAGCGGCGAAAGATTAGAGTTCCGCATTCCATTTAAGAACTACCACTCTTGCATCGCGGCGCAGGATCAAATTCACGCCGCGATCTACCAAAATTACCGCGACATCCGATCAAGTTGTGAAGAGACAGATGTCGCATCTGAATCAATCAGGCCCAAGTTACGGCCTAAACATCTGGAGAAGTAAAATGAGAAACATGGATGAAATTTTAGATGAGGTGTTCGCCCTCGTATTTGGAAAGGATTGGTAATGGCTATCAATTTAAAATCACTGTCGAAGCCCACCGGGCAACGGCCAGTCATCGCCACACTCTTTGGTGAAGGCGGCATGGGCAAGACCACATTGGCTGCTATGTTTCCAAAGCCTGTCTTCATCCGTACAGAAGATGGTACGGCAAGTTTGCAGGGCAATGAGAATGTCAGCCTGTTTCCACTGGCAACATCAAGTAAAGATGTCTTCGATGCCATTGAGGTTTTGGCGACAGAAAAGCATGAGTTCAAAACTCTTGTGATCGACAGCATCACGCAGTTGGCTACGATGATTGAGAGCGAGATTGT